GCGTCAAACGCAGCAGCATCAAAGATACCACCAATCAGCGTAGAAGCAGTCGTGGCGAAACCAGCATTAACGGATACGGTCGGACGACCAGTTTCACCAGTAATGGATTCCGAATCCTTAGAAGCCGCAAGGATAGTAGCAAGGATATGCTCATCAGCAGCTTTGGTTAGAGAATGAGAAACCTTGTCAACGTAAACACCACGGTAATCGTAGTGGTTCATGAAGCGGTCAATATCAGGGATAAGGACCGGGCTTACAAGAGGATCGTCGATGAAGATCTCTTTCTCGGTGTGGTTGATAGCTGAACTATAGTCCGTAGGACCGTCAGCATCTTGATCTGTAAGAACAGACTCACCAGCGGTGTGCCACTTAGCAGTAGCATTACCGATTACAGGGAAGGTCATTCCCTAAATGTTCCACTAGGTTCGTTATTCCTAGTGCGTTATTAGTGGTAAATTAATAACAGCTATATATTACTATATAGATCAGACTATATCTTCACAACTCTTTAGATACTCGATAGCCTTTTCTAGACGAATAGTACTATCTTTCATTAGACCAATTGCCGTGTTGCAATTGCTGCAAAGAAGACCTCTTAATTTACCAGACTTATGGCAATGGTCTACAGCAAGCCTGTTATACCTAGTTCTACCCATTTTAACACCGCAAATCTTACACATTCCTTTCTGCTTGACATAGAACTTTTCATAATCCTCGGCAGAAGCTCCAGTATTCCGTAACCTTTGTTTGGTTATGGTACATTCATAACATTCAGATCTATAAGATTTACTATCTTTACGGTAGTAGAATTCAGTAACAGGTTTGACTTCTTCACAAAGTCTACACTTCTTTTCAGTAAGTTTATTTTTCATATCTTTTGTTGAGTTGGCTCACCGCTTCCACATCACTTGATATGTACTCCCCGAAGGGATAGTCGTTGAACCTTACTGTCTTTCGAACAGTCTTGGCTGCTGATTGTCCTCTACTTTATAGTTAAGTAGATAGGAGTTCCCAGCAATTCAATGAGTTTTATAGTCAGCCACCTATCTAGCTGACTTGCCATCCTCAATAGTCATGGTACGGGTTAGGTCCATGAACAGGTTCTTTTCTTGGAAGGCTGCAAGACAATATTATATATATATAAATCGGACTATAACTTCTGCCGTAGCAGTAGTGACATTTAGTCTCTGCGGGTAAACCTTTTGTGCGACAGAATCTGTTCTGCCGTCCATAACTTTGACCTTAAATGAGGCAGAAGAGGTATTAAGATCCTCTTTGCTGCTGTGTTACTTTTCTTAGAGAAGTAATGTCTAAGTGTAATCTCATTTTCTCTACCAACTTTTATTTCTCTACCAAAAGCTTTAGATATAAGCTCTAATGCGGGTAAGTCTCTCTTATTACAAGAGAAATCTAAACCCATCTTCAGATAGTCATTAGAAGCCTTTCTATAAAACAGACACCCATCTGCTTCTATATATCCTGCAAGCCAAGGATTAGTTAAATGCTTTTTAGGTTTAATACTCGTAGTATTATCTCTAGACCATTTAACGTAAAGTCTCTTTTTTTCGGCTTCATCTTCTGTTAGAGTATTACCATATCCTTTAGTTTCTTTAAACAATTCAATCATACGATCTGCATGTTTCCCTTTTATAACGAGGTGTTTCTTAAATCTATTTACTGCGCTGATAGCGTTATCAGCAGAGTAAATTTCATATACGATTACACCACAGTCAGGGCGATCATAAATATTACCATATCCAAAATAATCTCTTATTTCTTCAATAGTATCTCTGACTTTATAATCGTTTCTATTAAAAACTATAGAGAAGTGGAAACGGGCTTTATACATCCCATTCCGAGTTCTATGGTAATTGGTAGTAATACATCCATCGCCATCTACTAAGCCAGCAATGAATTTATTAAAGGTTTCGTTATTCTTCATATGTCATCCTTGAACTAATATGATATTGTTTTAGGTTTTTCCCTCGTGTTAGCCCTTAAGCCTCCACGTTTTTTAGTCACTATTAAGAAGCTCTATTGAACTTCGCCCCCGAATCTTTCGAGGAAAAGGGCGGTTTCAGAGCCAGCACCAAGGGCTTGACCTAATCTTGACGGATTAAGTGCCATGTGAATAATCTCCTAATTTATGTTTTTTTGTATTACGATGGATATCGTATTAAAGCGTAACCAAACATATGGTTACTACAAAGTACAGTCCGCTCCTAGTTTCTCACTTACTACTTGGGTTATCTGCCTCAACAGGCCCAGCCTTCAATATATAGAACTAAGGTAAATACTGTTATAAACGTACTTCTGTACGCATATTTTCATAAGAACTATTAGTTAGAATTTCGACCTAACTAGTTTCTCATCAACCTCTTGGCGATAGCCTGGGTCTTTCTTATATCTAGGATCTTTAATAGCATCAATGTACTGCTGCCTAGATTGGAATGTTCCTCTAGTGTGAGATCCATTAGGAGCCCCTTGAAGAAGACTGGGGTTTTTAGTCATAGAGGTTTTAGCCTTAGACATAAGAGAGTCTACAGCAAACTTAATAGACTCGTCGTCCCCTGAAGCAATGATTTTATTGAAAGCCTTAATTTGTTCTACTTCCATATTCTCAGATGCCCAAGCAATAGCAGAATCAAAAGCATCTCTACCACCAGCGACTTCATAGATATCCCTTAGTTGCTTTTCTTGTTTTGCCTTATGTCCCTCAATGAAAGTATCTACAACATCTTTGCTGTAACCTTTCTTAGCCAGATCCATGTAGGTATCTGGAGATAGCTCACCTCCTTCATAGTATTCGTTAGCTACAGCATCAAAGTCAACTCCTTTGGCTATAGCTTCTTCAACTTCTTCAGGCTCCTTAGTCTCTTCTTCTTTAGTCTCACCTTTAGCTAGCTTCTTTTCTAGTTCCAGGTAAGCTTTAACTAGCTCCTCTTCGGAAGCAAACTTATCAGGACGAGATACAGGCTCTTGATCTTCTTCCTCTGTTACTGGAATAGTAAGCGAACCTTCTTCTGTATCCTCTTTGGGCTTCTCGTAGTTAGGATCTCCTTCTAGTTGCTTCTTAGCAGCCTCTAGTTCTTTTGCAGTCTTATCGTTGTATTCAATTTTTCCCATGTATAATTTCTCGGTTATGCCTCAGGTTCTTCCTTAAGGGCTTGGTTTACTACAGTAGGACCAAACTGGTCTACTAGTTGTTGGTTTTGTTGCTCTTGTGCCTCTGCTTGTAATACTTGAGGAGTCTTAAGTAGACCGTCATTTAGAAGGCCAAGTGCAGTAAGTCGTCTATCAAGATAGTTACTAATGTTAATGTAACCCATTGCCTGATTTCCAAGTACCGTGTTAGCACCACCAATAAAACTATCAAGTCTAGCAAGCTCTGAGCCTCTGCCGATAGCGTTAAGTCCTGTGGTAATAGTAGGTAGAACAAGGTCGTTAGGAATCTCTGGAAGTCTTCCTTCTCTCTGCATCCTACTCATTACAATCTGAATAAGAGGAAGCTGGAATTCAATAGCTAGCAAGGAATAAGTACCCGCCAGAACCGTCTCAAGCTCTTCAGCCATGATCTGTAGCTCTGTTGCAGTAACCCTATCCTGCGATCTTTGGAAAGAACTGTTAAGGAGGAATGCCCTCTCAAGTCTGTCCTTAATAGAGTTGGCAGTCTGGAATGCAATACCCATGTCAGCAGCTTTAGAGCCTAGAGTAATAATACTTATATCGTCTGCTCTACCTTCCACGAAAGCTCCGTTGGGTGCCTCTGCAAGAGCTTTAGCGTCTGTACCAATGGCACTAGGAGACACCAAGAAAACAACCTTAGAGGCCGCAGCAGAAGCTTCTGTTAGAGCCTGGGTCATACCTTCGTATGTGGTCAAGTCTCCGATTAGTTGGGTTACATATCCCCAACCCCAATCTAGTCCAGTAACAGGCTCAAGTCTAAGAGGAATAAAAGGAAGCGGCTCGTCTACGTACTGACCTCTAGTGCTTTCTACTTCTTGTCCAAGGATCTCTTGTACAATATGCCATTTATTCTTCTCTTCACTATCTCTACTAATCTTCGTATAAACGTCTACAGTAGAAGTAAGGTCAATATCATCTTGGCTATTTGATCTGTGTTCAATGCCCTCAGGTACGTCTTCTCTTAGGATGGACTCCTTAAGGATAATTAGAACAGGAGCGCCTTGGTGATCTCTTTTAACCACATAGGAATCCATTCTATAAACCTTCATACTGCCTTCTTCTGGCAGATTGATTAGTACGTTACCAGCTACAAGGAGTTGCTTTAGAGTTTCGTTTAGCATAGGTCTTAGACCTTTACTGTCAAACTCATTCATGACAGCTTGCTCAACTCTGGCTAGGTTAGCCTTAAGCTCATTGACTAGTCCCTCTCCACCCTGTTCTGCCTCCAGCTTGCTAACTGCAAATACGTCAGTCTTAAGTTGGAAGTTAGGTTGGCTCGTAGGGAAGAGCGATCTAAGCATCTTGCTGGCAAGAGTTATAATGCCAGTTGCTCCTACAGATTGATAGTTTCTAGATAAATCAGTTGAAGAAGTAAAGCCTTCGGCTGGCAGTAAGTGAGGTAAGGTAAAGTTCGCTGCCTCCCTAGCTCTATCCAAGAAAGGCTGTCTTTCCCTTTCAAGCTGTGTGTAAAGTTCTTTTGCTGTTTTCATTACTTAGGGATGGAAAGGGGTATGCGCAACTTCGATAGAATAGAAGCGGAGCCACCTTCGGTTAGAAGTGACTTCTTTAGAGTAGGTGCTGCCTCAATATTCTTGGTCTTCTCAATCGGAAGTGGAGCAGGAGGAGCAGGTGCGGGAGGAGCTTCGGGGATGGTTGCTTTAGGTGAAACACACATGGTTATTTATTGTATTTGGTTTTCTGCTCTTCTTTGAGCTTTTTCAGTTTAGAGATTACCTCTTGAATAC